ATTGCAGGAGCAGCCATCAGGACTGCAGCAGGGAGGAGAGCAATAAATTTCATTATTCAATAAAAGTGTTAGAGATTTCAAGACGTTGCATAATGTCTGCACGGTAGGCAGGGTCATTGTCATAGCGTGGGTCAGACATAGCTGCCACAACCTCAGCTTGGGAGCGGAAAGGTACCACGCTGCCAACGTCCTGAGCAGCGCGTCCTGTGAGCATCCGTCCCTCGTAACCATTGTTCTCATTGTAGGTAGCCATCAGTCCTGCTACCATCAGTTGGATGGCAGGAGCATTAGCTGTATCTACAACAGCATCAAAGGCATCAATGTATTGCTCACTGATGTTCTGTGATGCCCAGCCGATGAGGTCAGCATACGCTTCCTCCCCACCGACAAAGTTCTGAATGTCACTGATGTCTCTCGGATCAAGATCAGGGGACTCAGTGGCACTCATATCCATACCGACTTTGATCAACTCGTCAGCATCTAGATTGTTAGCTAGTGCTTCGATGGTCTCTTCAGTTAGAGCACCATACGTATCGATCTCATCTTGGATAATATCATAGACCTCTTGGNCTAAATCGTATGATGGATCACCATCTGGTTCATCATACTCTTCATCATCATACTCTTCTACCTCCTCATCGGACTGTTCGCCCATCTTCTGTTGGAGGCTGAGGTATGCACGTTCTAGTTCTTCAGCATTAGCATACTTACCAGCAAGCTGGCGTTGATCTTCTTGCTCTAATGCTTCACCAACATTAATAGAATCGAGTTCATCCTGTGAGAACTCAGGTTGTTCTGCGCCACCTTGGGCGGGATCATAATAGATCTCAGCGGACGTACTCATTCTTTCAACCCATTAGCAGAGATGACACGTAGGTTACCAAGACCTACAGTCTCAACAAACTCAGGCTCTCGCCCAATACGTGAAGGACTATGTTGTTGAAGTCGCATGACTCCAACCTCTTTCATTTCTTGTGTCCTCTCTTCCTGTACAACAGGACCTTCTGGATTTGTTTTAGGTGCCACCCGCTTCTTGGGCTGGCGTTTCATTGGCTGATTCATTTTCTAGCTGTTCATTAAGGGCGGGGTTTTTGCTAGGGTCATTCATTGGAGCGCTTGCAAACTGTCCCTCTTGTTTAGTGAGTTCGAGTTTCGTCTGCATCTCCATGTTCTGTTGCTTCTCTTGCTCAAGTTGTTGCTTGGTCTTGATAAGGTTTAGAACGTCAATGCCCTGTGCCGCAGCAAGTCTCATAATATATTCATTGCCATCAACATACTGTTGTATTGCTTCGGGACCCATGGTCTGAGCAATAGTCTGTAAGAACATAGACAATGATTGGAAGTCTTGGCCGCGGCCAATAGCATTAATGCCAGCCACTACCTGTGGCCGGACTAGATCTTTTGGTATCTTAGGCAGAGCATTGCTACGCTGGAGCACCAGCATGGTTCGCTTCAGGTAAGGTACCAGGAACTCAGTAGTCATCAAGGAGAAGAGTCCTCCAAGCTGTTGCTCTAGTTCCATCTGTGTCATGCGTACCTCTTCAGCAGTGGTACGTTCTGACTGTCGGACATTCAAGATCATGAATGCCTCTTGTAATCGCTGGGTCAGACCACCTATCATTTCATAGGCTGTCTTAAAGTCTGCAGTCTTACCTACTTGGATGACTGCCACATCGTCAGGTCTACCCTGTACGATGGCACCATTGCCTGCGTTAGCAATGGTCTGTGGTTTCGTCGTGGATGATGGGGACACAAGGAACACCACCTTAGCTGCAGCTGCGCTGCCTTCAGTGATGGCTTGGGTTAGGGACTCAAGTGCTTGGAAGTCTCCGAGGAACTCCTCTACTCTTCCACGACCATAGTCCTCACCATCTACCACGTTATATCTGAGGGGAATCCATGGACTAGCATCCTTAGGTGCAGTTGATCGGGAACCAGGCAGGATCATATCGAAGACCTCTTGATGCCAGATCCACTGCGTGCGTTGCTTGTTCATGCGTACGTAAGTGTACACCTCGACGCCCTCATCATTAGTATTGTTTAGTACACCTGCTGTGTCACCAGACACAGGATTGATTTTATCTTTAAAGAAATCATCAGGTAGATCGGGAGCCAATACTCTGCGCGCGATCAGTTCTTTAGTAACAATCTCGATGACGTTACCATCTCCATCTCTGTTTATAACAAACCTATTCAATGGATAGTTCTTCATCCCATCCTTACCCATGTAGAGTAAGGCATTACCACCGACAATCAGATGCTTGAATGCAGCATGGATAACCACCCTATCATTCTGAGCATTGACGTAGTCCATGATCATCCTCTCTATCTTAGAAAAGGATAGGTCAAGTTCACTACGGATAGTAGGATCCATCTCCTCACCCAGCTTATCATCACGTACNTGTAGTTTAAAGAACGTGGTCTGGGGAGGGAGGACACTAAGCATTANCTTAGCTGACAATGCAGTGACACATTTNGCACCAACTGATTGCCATGGTGTGATGAGACGCTTGTGTGTCTCAGTGTAATCACTATCGTATTTGATTAGGTAAGGCAGAGTGAGACGAGAAGCTACACGTGCTACGTCTAGGAACTGTGACCTGACACCACGTAATGCTTCGTATCTTTCTCTTGCTAATCCCATTAGGTATTAACACCTCCACTGGCTGCTGCTGTACCAGCTGTGCTGACGTTAGCAGATTGTGTGGGGTTGATACGTAGTTGACCAGTACCCTTAGAGAGTTCCTGTCTACGCTTACGGGATTTCTTTTTAATCTTTAGGTTATCACCATCAGTTTCTCCCACCTTCCTTGGAGCTTGAACTTGTGCTACAGGTGTAGGTGCTGGAGGTGGTGCTGGGTTTGAGGTATTCTTATTAGGGTTACTACGTGCAGCATTAAACAGTGCAGTAGCACGACGGTTGTCACCTTGCGGTACACTAAATTGAATCGCTTGAATCTCAGCATCAGTATAACCTTTACCCTTTAGAGTAGCAATTGATGATGCTATAGTTCTGGGATTTGCCATTACTCATTTATACGGTTGTGTAACCACTCCACTACTGATCGTTGCCCTGCCTTATACATAATGGCAGCAGTACTNTCAGATGGAGTGGGGTTTACNGGTGGAAAGATCTCGTTTAGCTCCTCAATAATAGAGTGAGCTTGCATACCAAAGACTTCTAAGGTAGAGACCTCATGCGTATTGCGGGAGGTTGACATTGTTATGCTCAAAGAAGGCTGGCATCCTTGCGCTCTTCGTGACAGAAAGTTGTGGGGCTTTGCCCTCATACATCAGACGATCAGAGCTATCCAGCCAGAATTTTTTCTGTAGGAATCTATCGGTTTGACTTCCCTCCAGTGGTTCCATGACCCAAGCCACTGTAGCTTTCCGAAGTTTATCGAGACTAGGAGAGTAAGTAACACCGAGCTCACTGCATACCAGAGAGTTTGCTGCAACATGGATCTGCTCATCCCTTGAGATGTCAGCACTCAGACTTCGCAAGCCTGCGTCACCGCAGAAGCGGAAAAATGGGAGGAGCACGAAGAATACAGCTCTCTCAAGTACCATTGCTTTGCATACGGTGTGGTCTGGATGGCTTTCCCAAGCTTCTCTAAGTTTTGTTGCCTCTTCTTCTGATTTTGGATCTGTTCCATGTGCAGCCGCTGCATAAGAGAGGGCGATGTCGTGGTTTTCTTCATCGGTTACATTCATGGTGAGTAGTTTACGAGCTGCCGCTGGTACCTCATTGTTCAAGGCATCAGCAATAAACTCTCCGACTGGTAGCTCAAGCTGACGGAGAGCAAGAGCACGGAAGATAGACTCCTCCGCACCCTCTTTCAATTTACCAGCTGTCATCTGTACTGGTGTCCACTTCCGCTTACGTTCAATTAATTTGTTGTAGAGTGTCATTCTTGGCAGTCACATTCAGGTTCTTTATCGAACAGTTCTGCCAGGAATGAGTCAACGTCAGTGTCACGTAGAGCAGCGTAGGCATCGCTCTTGTCCTGCACGTCACCCATTACCTGGAGACTGTAGTACAAGCTTGGTCTGGGGCGATCCTAGCCACTCCTCAATGAACGCATTGTCATAGGTTACAACGTCACTCCATGAGTTGAAGCTGTAGCCGTGAAGAAGTCCAGTTTTATCAAGCATGATCATCAGCTGGTCTGCTACTTGTTTGTAAGCATCCCAACCAACTTCACTGGCGATTTCAACGTCGCCATATTCATAAGTTACGACACCAAATGTGTCGCTGTCCCGGTCTACTGATCGGGCAATGGGTGGTGCGATCTCTGGACAACATGTGTATCCATCGAGATCCTTGCTGCGGTAAGAGCAGCTAGCAGTAGGAGCAATAGCAAAGGCACGAACCATGCCATGACTCTTGGCGATCGCAGCTGCCGACTCAATACCATTACGGACATCATTAGCCAGCGTGTGAGCTTCATCAAACCCAACGCGATCCTCATTGACATCCTTGAGAGCAAGACCGAACTCATCGTACCTTACTCCGTACCTCCGTAAGAGGTTGGCAAGTCCAAGGACTCCGAGTCCCACCTGTTTATCGGTAGATGGGCAAAGATATTCTCCACTTTCTCCGACACCTGTTGTTGGATGGAGTGCGCACAGTTCGGACATACCGTTAACGAAAGCACGCTCGATGTCCCCATGCCTGCAGGCACCGAGATTGACATGTTGAAGGAGACATGTCCCGCGTGAGGGCAGATATACCTCAAGGCAGACGTTCCCACGGATTCGTTTTCCATCATTGTCATACTTTATTTTGTTGAGCCAGATGTCACCCTTCCGAATCCCTTGGAGGAGCTCTTCCTTATGGGGAAACTCTGCCCAGGATTGGGGAGTGATATTAATGCAACGTTTGACCCATGGTAACTCATGTCGGGGTGCATTGATAAATTCAAGAGAGTCAGGGTGATCTAGGTCGATGTGAAGTACGCACGCACCATTACGATACGTGCCACCTCTACGTAGTACTTCGTTCAGCATAGAATAGATCTTGCCAAACGATACAGGTCCAGAAGCTACTAGCTTATCTGTTCCCTTGATTGTTTCAGTTCCTTTGGGTCGCAAGTTGGACAGGTGTACAGCGACACCTGCACCATGGCGTAGTGCATGTGATACAAACTTCCATGATGCTTCAATCCCATTGGGTCCCTCCATACTATCTTCCACAACAAAGACGGTGCAAGATACAGGTAGTCGGTGGTCTGGATTATCCATCCAGCTTTGCACTCGTCCAGTGCGAGAGATTAGTTCAGACATTATACTAAATCAGTCAGGTTAGGTGGTTGATAGTTAGGTCCCTTGAGAACCTTACCGTCTTCACGGTAGATAGGTTTGCCATCAGCTCCAAGCTTAGACATGTTGGAGGTGTGGACACGACGGATAGCCTGCTCCAGATCCCAGTCCATGTTTTCTGCATACTGAGCACAGACATAAACTAGATCAGCTAGTTCTTTCAAACAAGCTTCCCTCGTATGAGGCAGCATCTCTTTTATTTCATAGTCTGCCTCGATAAACTCTTTAAATTCCTCAACGATCAAATTCTTCTGCATCGTGCGGGAACTGAGCTCGTTCTGTATATTGTACGCTTGGCGGAACTCGATTGCACTGTTGCTTAAGAGTGACATATTCTAATTCATTGGTGAGATAGTGGATAGCCTTACGCAAGTCACTGTTGACAGTCGCTTCATTTTTATGACCTGCTCTACAAATGTATTTAATTGCGTTGCCGAGGTGGTAGTTTAGTCCTTGGTCTCTAATGAAATCCCATACTTCAACATTCCCACGTCGGTAGTATTCTGGGCTAGTGGCCATGATTTAAGTAGGTTTCGGATGGAGTTAGTTAAGCAGTAGTTCTGCTTAGTTAGTGCAAGGAAGAGAGTCCTAAGATCATCTACCCTTACACTAGGATGATTAATGTTATCTTCGATTTGTTTGAGGTTAAACTCCTGCTCTAAAGTGAGCTCCAATACTGGAGGAGGAGGTAGGGGACCAAAGGATGGGTTGTCCGGCGTTGAAGTCATAATCATTTACAGTAAGGATCTTTGCAAGTCGTGCATTCATCAGTGCATCACGTTCTTCGAGATCCTTCTCGATAAATGCCCTAACAACTGCGTCCCAATTATATCCATACTTCTCAAACCAACTAGCTGCTCTCTTCATTCCCATTCCTGGCACTCCAGAGTAGCCGTCGGTCTGATCTCCGCTTAGCGTTTGGAGGTAGTGCATCTGTTCTCCCTCTTCGGGAGTCACACTCATCATCTCATCCATGTTATAGAGCTGACCTGGTATCTGTTTCATGTCCTTATCAGGTGAGCAGATAACATTACCTGGATGCAATGTAGCATAAATTCCCATCGCATCATCTGCTTCTAAGGTATCCATGACAATGACCTCGTAGTTTTCGGTCAATTCCCTGATGACACGTTTGTATCCACAGGGCTTTTTTCTGTTGCGATGCCCCTTGTAA